CGGCCAATATGATGAGTTTGCCAAACGCTGCGCTGATTACATGGCGCATACAGGCGGCGTGCAGGTGGTCATCATCGCCAACGAACCGAACCACGCCCAGGAGTACCCAAACCGCGTCCCTATCTCACCGGAAGATTACGCCGATTGCTTTAATGGCTGCTACCGGGCCATCACCTATGAGCGGCCTGACTGCGAAGTGATAACTGCTGCCGTCGCGCCGTGGGACGTGACCAGTGGCATCGATTGGCTGGCCTATTACAAGCGCATGTTAGCGCCGATCAGTGAGTGCGACGGGCTGGCCGTGCATGGCTACACCCACGGCGCCGACCCCAATCTGATTTGGTCTAGCGAAAAGGTACAGGGCTGGTATTGGCACTTCCCCGTCATCTACCAGACGATTCAGGCCATCCCGCCGCGCTTTGCTACAAGGCCGGTGCACGTGACCGAAACCGACCAGGGCGACGAGGCCTGGCTGGATCGTAATGCCGGTTGGGTGCAGAACGCTTACCAATCGGTTGATGACCACAACCGCGCACCCGGCACACAAAAGATATTTTCGCTGGCCCTCTTTCGCTGGCGAGGCGACAAATACGAAATTCATAACAAGCCGCAGGTGCAGGAGGATTTCAAGGCCGCGGTCAAGCGCGGCTATCTGTCGCCAGCAGAGCCGATGCCCACACCGCCAACCCCACCACAGCCACGACCGCCCACGCCTGAGCCGCCCCAGCCACCACAACCGGCCCCAGAGCCGCCACCTATCTATTGGGACAAGCGCCTGACCGCACGCGGCTGCACGCTCCAGCCGGCGCTCATGCCAACGGACGTGGCGCCTATCGTTACCGTGGGGCGCTGGTTTGATGAGCATGAGGCGCAGGGCCGCACCAATATTTTCGTGCGCCTGCTGGACGAAAACGGCAAGCTGGCCGTGGGCGTGCCGGTGACGCAATTCTGGAGCAGCGGCAGCGCCACCCGGCAGACCGAACGCAAAGCCGATCCGTGGCTGGCCGCGCAGGGCTTGGGCGCTGACTACAGCCTAGATTGGCCCATGTACGAAGTTGCGCCCAGCTATGGCATCCGCATTGAAGGGGACTACCGTGGCGATGTGGTCAACGGCTGCGGATTGGGCAGCATCGAGCAGCCAGATTACAAGATTCACACGGCTTACTTTTTTGAGTGGCAGCTATCATCTGAGGGCGTTACAGCGCCTATACCACCCACTCCAATACAGGGGGGGGATCTTGTCCATCCCCTCCCTGGGGCGGTGATTACCCAGCATTGGGGCCAAAACGAGGCGGAATACGCCCGCTTTGGCCTGTGGGGCCATAACGGGACAGACCTCGGCAATAGACCCATCCGCACGCCGATTCGCAGCATGGCAGGCGGAATCGTTGCCTATTCCGATTTTGACGTGGCCTATGGGCATTATGTGAGGGCGGACTATCGTGAGCTTGATTGTTACGCCATGTACTGCCATTTGGATGAGCCGGGCGCGCCGGGCGGTACACGCTTGGCAGCGGGCGATACCGTGGGGCTGCTCGGCACAAGCGGAAATTCAACCGGCGTCCACCTTCATCTTGAAATCCGCTTACAGAACAAAGACGGTACGTACCGCGAAGATACGCCTATGCCTAAAGGTCGAGTTGATCCTGAAACATGGGCCGCCATGCACAATCTCAAATTGTGAGAGGAAGGAAATCGTGATGGGTAGACCGCTGATTATCATTTCGCTGTTGCTAGCAATTATCGGTGCCGTTTTTGGCTTGGCGCACATTGCCGAGGCGTTTGTGCCGCTACTCTTTGCGGCTGCCATCCTGCTGACGGATATCGGCATCCTAACGGGGATGTAGTGATGTCGAACATGAGCCGTGCGGCGGTCTGCCTGATCGTTTGCAGCCTCGCCCTGTTCGTGGCAGAGCTTCAGGTACGCCGCGAAGCATCGACCCAATACATTTGTTTGGGGCTGATTTGGATTACCGTCGTGGGGATGCTGATCTGGACGGTTTACGGCGCCTAAAGAAAAACCAGCCGTTAGGCTGGCTCAAGGTCGAGTATGCTGAGTTGTTCCATGCGTACCGGCAGCTTACGCTTGTGTTCCGCTTCCCGTTGCCGCTCTTCCACCGCCGCGGCAGCCTCAGCCAAGCCAACCGGCAGCCGGTAGGGCTCCACTTCGACAACGCGGTATTGGCCCGTGGCGATGCCGCGGATCACCAGTTGCCATTTGGTCACGCGCACGTTGTGACCGCGGCCGTGCGGCTCGCGAGCGCCCAGCGCCTCGGCAATTTGCTCAAGGGCGGCCCACTGGCGGGCTGACAGGTCTAGCGGGCGTCTGATTGTTGGTTCCATGTGATGCTCCAGTCTAACAATAGGGTATTTCGTCAAGATGCTGCTGTGGCCCTATGGCGCGTAATGTAGCACGTTTGTGCGTGCTGATCAAGAGGACGGGGATACATTTTGACAGGTGCTGTCAATTAACAGGTTGAGATGATATGACGCGGGACTATACGCCGGAAGTCAAGGCCGCGGTGATGGCTTCGCTTTTGGCGGGGCAATCCGTTAGCAGCTTAGCCAAAGAATATAACTTACCTAAAGGCACGGTTAGCGGATGGCGCAGGCAGGCGGAAACGATTGCAGCAAATGGGGTCGCGACGGTCGCGACCCAAAAAAAGCAAGACCAAATCAACGACCTGATCCTCGATTTGATAGTTGCTCAACTCAAAAGCCAGGTTTCTATGGCAGAACACGCTGGCGACAAGCGATGGCTCACGCTTCAGGATGCGAGCGCCGTGGCGATGCTGATGGGCGTGGAAAACGATAAGGTATTCCGGCTATTACAGGCATTAAACAATGAACGGCCTGACCCTGAGACTGCCCACGCTTGATACTGTTCTCGGTGGTGGGCAAGTAACATCAAAATCAGTCAATTACCGGCGCTACCACGACAAACCCGTCGCCTATGCCGAGGAAGTGCTACGCGTCAACTGGTGGCACAAACAAGCCGAAATTGCCGAGCTACTCCTGACGCCGCCTTACCGCGTGCTGGTCAAAGCCTGTCACAATGTCGGCAAGACCTTTTTGGCCGGCAGCCTGGTCAACTGGTGGTATGACGTGCATGATCCAGGCCTGGCGCTGACGACCGCGCCCACCAGCACGCAGGTTCGCGATCTGCTATGGAAGCAAATCCGTTTACAGCGCGCTGATCGCGGCGGCTTTCGTGGGCCACAGATGCCGCGTCTTGAGTCAAGCCCGGAACATTGGGCGCATGGCTACACCAGCGAGGACAGCGACGCTTTTCAAGGTCGCCATGCCGAACATATGCTCTTTATCTTTGATGAGGCCGTGGGCGTCAATGGGCAATTCTGGACGGCTGCCGAATCGATGTTTGCCGGCGAGGGTCACGCTTGGTTGTGCATCTACAATCCGACCGACACGGCCAGCCAAGCCTACGCTGAGGAGCTATCCGGAAACTGGCATGTAGTGAGCATGAGCATGCTGGATCACCCCAACATCATCGCCGAAAGCGAAGGCAAAGAACCGCCCTATCCCGCCGCCATCCGCTACGCCCGCGTCGATGACTATGTGCGGGCCTGGTGTACGCCCATCGCCGACCATGAAGCACGCGCAACCGATATTGAATGGCCGCCGCACAGCGGGCAATATCATCGTCCTGGCCCGATTGCCGAGGCGCGCATGTTGGGGCGCTGGCCTTCACAGGCAATCTATAATGTTTGGAGTGATGCCGCCTTTGCCGCGGCTGAGGCGGCGTGCCTCAGCGTGCCGGATGAGCCGGTGGAAATCGGCTGTGACGTGGCGCGTTTTGGCGACGATATGACGGAGATCCACGTAAGGCGTGGGCCGGTTTCGCTCCATCATGAGGCGCATAACGGCTGGTCAACGGTGCAGGTAGCCGGACAGCTTAAACACTTGGCGCGCCAGTATGGGCAGGAGACGGGACAGGTAGCGCAGGAAGTGCAGATTAAGATTGACGATGACGGCGTGGGCGGTGGCGTGGTGGATCAGGGGGGCGATTATTATTTTGCGCCGATCTCGGCGGGAAGTACGCCGCTGGAAGAAGAACGCTATCCCAACCGCCGCAGCGAATTGTGGTTTGCCGTGGCTGGACGGGCGGCGGAGGGGCAGCTTGATTTGAGCCGGATTGACGCCGATACTCGCCGTGAATTGCGCCGGCAAGCGATGGCCCCGACCTGGAAGCTCGACAGCAGCGGGCGGCGCGTGGTGGAACCGAAAGCAGACACCAAGAAACGGCTCAAGCGCAGCCCGGACGGCATGGATGCACTCAACCTGGCCTATACGCCGCCGACACGGCTGTTCCTGTGAGGAAGCAACAGCCGGCGCAGCCTGACCCCAATTGGCGTGATCTACGCAATGCCAAAGGTCGCCTATTTGGTCGCATAGACGAGCGCCGCCTGATCTTGGAGATCAAGCGCAACGACCGCGACGAAACCGCCCACTTTGACCTACGCCAATACATCAAAATTCTCAAGGATATTGCAAGCCGCGAAGATACAGAGTAAGATATAGCTACCCGCCCCAAGTGGTCGCGCAGAAATGCACTTATCGGGGGAGCCATTTGGCACCCAAAGGGTACCCGGGGTGAATCAAATATACTAGAGACGCTAAGACGCCCAACGAGCCAGCAATGGCCGTTGGGCGTCTTTTTGTTTAAGGCGCGTACATGAACCGCTTGACGCTCTTCGACGGTCAATCTATCAAATCCGCAAACCTATCCAACTGGACGGCTGACGATTGGTTTACCGTTTTCGGCAGCTATTTCGGCACAAATGACACCACGCCGCGCGGCCTCTACAGCCTGGTTGGCTGGTTGTACGCCTGTGTCAACCTACGCGCCGACCGCGTGGCGGGTATGCCGTGGGCGATCTTCCGCGGCAATGACAAAATCCTAGCCGACGGCGACGACCTGACGGCCTATCCTTTTCTCGATAACTTTACCGACCTCCTAGAGCTGACCGAAGGCGCGCTGTGTCTGCTGGGCTACGCCTATTGGTTTAAGGCGCGCAATATGCGTAATCAGCCGTTGGGCTTGCGCTGGTTTGCGCCGGATACGATGCAGCCGCTTTACAACCAGCAGACCGGCATTGCCGGCTTTCGTCGCTATCTGGGCGGCGGGCTGATGGGCGACAGCTTTGCGCTGGACACGACGGGCGACGGCGCCTTTGGCCTGGATGATATTGTCTATTTCCGCTTGCCCAATCCGTTGTCGGAGCTTGCGCCGGGTACGCCGCCGGCCCAAGCAGCGATTGCCGATGCCGCCGTGCTGCACAACATGAACAACTTCAAGGCGGCTTTCTTTGGCCGTGGGGCCATTAAAGCCACCATTTTGACGGTGGACGGCAATCCCGCCTCGCCGGAAGTGCAGAAGGTCAAAGCGTGGTGGCTGCGCGCCTTTAGCGGCATCGCGAAGGCATGGCAAACCGAATCATTTGCCGTCAACGTCAAGCCCGTCACTATCGGCGAGGGCTTGGAATCGCTTAGTAATAACGACCTCACCAATGAGAGCCGCGAGGCCATCGGCACGGCGCTGATGGTGCCGGCCTCGATCCTTGCCGCCAACGCCGCCAACTACGCCACGGCGCAACAGGATGAAGTCAACTTCCTCAACAACGCCATCATCCCCGAATGCCGCCTGATTGAGCGCACGCTCAACCGCCAGTTGTTTGGCCCGGCGGGCTTGCGCTTGCATTTTGAGCCGGAACGCCTCAGCGCCATGCAGGAGGACGAAACCGAGCGCGCCAAGAGCTACGCCATCTATGTCGGTAGCAGCATGAAGCCATCGGTCGCCGCGCAGATGGTGGGGCTGAACTTACCCGACGGCGTGACCTATGAAAGCCTGGACGCCGATCTGTTGGCAGACCAGCAGGCGCAGCAAGCGGCCCAGCAAGCGGCAAGCGAGGCGACGTTGGCGCGCTTGCCCAAGCCGGTGTTGATGCCACCAATAGCGCCGCCGGCTGAGGACGCGGGCAAAAGCGCGGAGATCGTCAAGCTCAAGCGTTGGGCGAAGGGCAAGCGGTCGCCGGACGTGGATTTGTTTCACAGCCATGTGCTTGACCGTGAGGAAAAGCTGATTGCATTAGGGGACATGTCCCCTGTATCCAAAGGGGACATGTCCCCTATGGAGGACGCGGGCGCGGCAGATGCGCCCTTTCCGCTTACATATCCCTGATTCGATTACACCCGATGCCTACAAGGCGATGGTGCTGCAACTAGCGCCAGATGAGGGCGACGATAGTGATGCCGAGCAGCAGATACGCATGGAAATCGAGCGCAAGTTTGGCCGTGAGTTGGCGGATGCCTTTGACGAGCAATTGCAGACGCTTTTGCCGGATAACGCCACGGATGCCCAGGTGCGAGCGGCGGCCAATCAGGTGACGGCGACCAGTGGGCCGGTGCGTGAGGTCTTGCGCCGCCATTTGACGCAAAGTAGCTCCTTAGGCGTATCGATGGCCTTTGACCAGATGAACACGATTGGCATGGCTTTCGATTGGAGCTTGCCACATGTTCAGGCGGCGCAATGGGCCAGCCAATATAGCTACCAACTGGTGCAGGGCATCAACACGACGACGCAAGCGCGCTTGCAACAGGCGGTCGATGACTGGTTCAAAGAACGCACGACGATTGGCGATTTGCAACAGGAACTAGCGCCGATCTTTGGCGGCAAGCGGGCGCAGTTGATCGCCCAAACCGAAACGACGCGGGCGGCCTATGAGGGCAGCAAACAGGGCTATCAGGAGAGCGGCGTGGTCAGTCAAGTCGAATGGGTAACAGTTAATGATGAGCGCGTATGCCCACAATGCGGGCCGCTGGACGGCACACGGGCGGCGCTGGGCGGCACGTTTGACGGTGGGGGCACGCCTCCGCTGCATCCCGGCTGTAGATGCTTTGTGCGGCCTGTTGTGGAGTAAATCATGCCTATCACGATTACCGGCTTAGAACAACTGTATCGCAAGCTCGACAACGCCGCAGCGACCGCCACGCTGGTGCCGCCGATGCAGCGCAGCGTCTTGCGCCTGCAAAGGCCGATGCAAAAGTACCCGCCGGCGCCGGCGCAGAGCAAGTATCGCCGAACGGGCACGTATGGCCGGCGCTTTACAACGGCGGTCACGGTTTCGGGTAACGGCGTCGTGGGCCGCGTGGGCAATAACGTACCCTATGCGCCCTTTGTGGGCAGCGGCATCTTGCAGACGCGCGCCCACGCGGCGACTGGTTGGGAAACCGATACCGCTGACGTGACCGAAAACGCCGATGTGATTTTGGCTGACTTTCAGGCGGCGGTTGACAGGGCTTTAGCAAGTTAGGGGGAAGTATGGACGATGACACTTTGGTCTATGGCGGTGATGCCGTCAAGGCGCTTGACGATACGGGCCGCGTGGGCGGCTATCTGGTGCGCTATGGCTCGGCTGACGATGTTGACCTGACCGGCGATTACTTTGATTCCACGACCGATTTCGATGTGGAGCAATGGCCCTACAAATCGCGCATCTATTACCAGCATGGCCTTGACGCCAAGATGGGGCATCGCAAGCTGGGCAGCGGCGAGATGCGCCAGGATGACATTGGCGTGTGGGTAGAGGCGCAATTAGCCCTACGTGATGACTACGAAAAAGCCATCTTTGAACTGGTCAAACAGGGCAAGATGGGCTGGTCAAGCGGCACAGCCGGCCATCTGGTCGAGCGTGAGCAGAAGAGCGCCACGGCGGCCCACATTCAGCATTGGCCGCTGGGGCTAGATGCCTCGATTACGCCAACACCCGCCGAATATCGCAATTCGGCAGTATCCCTAAAGTCTTTATCCGCGACCCAACCAGAGCTTGAGGCGCTTTTGCCGGAGACCGCCAGGCCAGCGGTGGTGCAGGAGACAAAAGCCACGGAGCAGGACGCGCCCGAAATAGAACCTACTCAAGAGGAGACAGAAATGGCAGAAGAAACTAACGCGGGGGCAACTGTGGACGTGACCGCCCTGGTCGAAAGCATCGTCGCCAAAGCCTTTGCACCCATGCAAGCGTGGCTCGATCAGCAGCCGGTCAAAGCGGCGGACATTGCGCTGCCCATGATGAACACCAAGACCAAGCTGGGCGACGATGAAACCAAAGCCTTTGCCCACTACATTCGCAGCGGCGACGCCGGCGGCATCCAGAGCCTGAAGGCATCCAACAACAACCCGATGAGCGAAGGCACGCCGGCGCAGGGCGGTTTTGCTGTGCCAACCGGCATGTACAACCAGATCGTCGGCAAGCTGCGTGAGGATGCGCTTTATCCCAAGATTGGCGTGCGCCAGATTCCCGGCAAGGGCTTGACGGTCAATGTTCCCATCGAAGGCGCAAAGGATGGCGCCTTTGTGGCGACGGCTGAAAACGCTACGACCGACCGTGACGCGCCGGTCTTGGCACAAGCGGCGATGACGCTGATCAAGTACACCAAGCGCATCGAATTGTCCTGGGAGTTGATGGAAGATGAGGACGCGCAGTTGGTGAACTTCCTGGCGATCTTTGTCGGGCAGGGCATGGCGAAAACGCATAACACGCTACTCGTCACCGAGGCCGTTACCAATGGCACGCTGGGCGTGGCCTGGGGCAATCCGATTATCGCCGGCAACATCCCGTCATTGGTCTATGCGCTGCCGCAGGGCTATGAGGACAACGCCGTTTGGGTGCTGAACAAGTCGGTCGAAGGTCTGATCCGCGGCTTTACCGGTAACTATTTCCAGTTTATCCCGACGCCGGCAGACGGTCCGGACGCTTTGAGCCGTCGCGAATTGTTTGGCTATCCGCTCTATAACAGCGCCACGATGGCGACCAGCGCCGCCAGCGCAAAGGCCGCGCTCTTTGGCAACTTTAGCTATATGGGGATGCGCCTTGCGCCGGATATTACCTTCCTGCGCGACCCCTACAGCGCCGCCAACACGGGCCAGTTGCGCCTGCACTACTATTTCAGGACGGTCTACAAGGTGCTGCAAGCCGAGGCGATCCTCTATAGCCAGATGGGGACATAATCATGGAAGAAGCAGAAGAAGAAAAACGCACGTACCGCGTCAAGGATGGCAAGGTTTGGGCGAGTCTCAAGGCAGGCGAAACCGTCGAACTCATGCCCAGCGAGGCCGCGGTTTACCCGGAGGAACTCGAAGAAGTGCCTGAGAGTAAAGCCAAGCCAAAGAAAGCGCCTAGCGAACCTACGCCATGATCGACCGGGCCAGCGTCCTGATTTTCACACCGACCTATGACAATTTGTTGCGCCACGAAACGGCTTCCTCCATCGTGGCGCAACAGACGCGGCATTGGCTGACGTGGGAAATAGGACGCTGCAACCCCTATCCGGGGCGTGATATGCGTAACGTCCTTAGCCAATACAGCGATGCGCGGGAGATGTGTCTTAGCGGGCCATACGACGCGCTGCTGACGGTGGAGCATGACATGATTTTGCCGGTTCATGCCGTCCAGGCGCTCTGTGACACGCCGGCTCCGGTGGTCTACGGCACCTACCCGCTGCGCCCGGAAGGTGTTCTGAACGCCTGGCGCTTTGAGGGCACAAGCGGCCTGGGCATGAGCTTGCAACGTTACCCGGCGGAGTTGCAACGCTACCGGGCCGATGGTGTGGGGCGTGTCAGTGGCTGCGGCTTTGGCTGTACGCTGATCCGCCGTTCCGTGCTAGAGGCGATTCCGTTCCGGCAGGACGGCAGCGACCATGCGCCCGATATGCCGTTTGCGCTCGATTGTGTACGAAAAGAAGTGCTGCAACTGGCGCGCTTTGATGTGCGCTGTGGACACATTGATAAGGGGGTTATTTTGGAAACTCAAAAAAGTGGTTCTGAGGGAATGGTCACGGTGACGTGTGTTCAGTCGGTCAACGTGATCGTGGAGGGCGGCGGCATGAGCCTGAT